AAAAGAATTATTAAATACTTACTTGTTATGCAACCTACGCCGTTGTGTGAACCACGTCTTCACTAAGCAAGTATTTATTTGATATCTTTGTTTTGAGTTCTTATTTCAATTTTCTTCTTTTCGAGTTTATTACCCATCACTTTTCTTTTCTGATAATCTCACACCTTGTTTATGTCTTTTATTGGAAGGTTGAACACAGCAGAGGAAGAAAAAGCTTTCCACCAACAAGTCGCTTCATCCAATTGGATTTGCTCGGTGGACGTAGGATCAGGTGTAATTAATAGTAACCCCACTCTAGATTTTAAAGTGATTCCCCCAACAGGTGGTGCTGTTTCAGTGCTAACTGTTTCGTGGGAGAATTCAACACCACAGTTGGTTCCGGGCCATTATTTGCTACGAAGTGGTACTTGGCCTGTTAAAAACGTGAAGTTATCTGGACTCTTGGTGCATCGTTCTGTTCGTTTGGAAACCACCAGGAAAGTTCTAGAACAGAATAAAGTTTCAATAGCTCAACAAACTGAAAATTCTGTATCTGACAAAGGGAAAACAACCGAAACAGCTTGGAAGTTCAAAGAGGAAATTGCTCATCTCAACGCTGAGCTTGAGCGAGCAAGAAAGGAAATAGCAGAAAAACAATCAGAAATATCCAAGTTGCAACTTCAGCTCTCCAATCAGCCTAGTAACAATGATATCTTCACAGGTTGGTCAGAAGATGGGCCCAAGTAACAGGGCGCAGGAAGAGGCTTCTGAGCGGCTAATCACACAGATTACTGCGGCTGTTGAAGCTGGAAACAAAAACCTGCTCAAAAAGCTCGGCATGGGTTCATATGGGGTCCTTTATGGATCGCAGGAAAAGAGAGCCATGGAGCTCTTTGACCCCGATGATGTCACACGTATCACGTCATTGTGGTCTCAGTTCAAACATCGTTTTGTAGAGTCTAAAGACCATGCAAATCTTTTCTTTCATTTGTATGGTGTTCTTTTCTTCATGGTCCCTCATGTACATAGTGGGGAGGGGCGTGTCAAAATAAGTTTGTGTTCGAGCAATGATCCCATCAGCCCGGTGATTCAAGAGAAGTCCTTGTCACTAGCTGATGGTGCACAAGCCGTGCTCATGAGTCCTAGTATCACATTGCCCTTTCTCAAGAGAGGACCAATGTTCTACTACACTCTAGAGTGTGAGAATACACGTGCACAGATACCTTGTTCCGTGGTAGCGATATGGAAACAAAAGATAGATACAAGGAGTGCCGTATACTCTCAACAGGAAACTATGTCTTGGGCCATTGAAGCATTGAACAGGCCTCAATTTTTCCAAGATAGACAGGAGGCTGCCCAATACATTGCTTCAGTATACTCTAGTGGGCAAAGTTCCCAGATGGCCTTGGAGAATCGTGCTTTTGTTGGAGAGAGGCTCGGGAATACACGAATGGATGTACTGAGTGAGAGCTCCATGACTCGTAGCTCTTCCCTGCGAATTCCGACCCTCAAGGTGCAAAGTAGGCGGTTTCCATCCATGGAACTACCTGACGTGCCTAACACCTCACGATTAACAATGCGAGAGGAAACAGCTCACGATGAAGACACTGGTGGATTGTTTCCAGTTAAGAAGGCACAAGGCTTCAACATGGGTGTTATCTGGGATAATCTGGGCATAGACTCCTTTACACACATTGACTTCCCAGATGATTGGACTGAGCGCACGATTGCGCAACAGGTTCAATACATTCTGTTTGATGAGGCTTCACGAGGCAATGTGATCGTGCCGAAACATGTATCAAAGAGGGAGCAGCACAATATTTACAAGGAGCACATCACTGAGGACAACTATGTTGATATTCTTGCTGCATATGGCATCACCAAGGTAGGAAATCTCTCTCGTTCATTGGATTGGTATGATATGTCGCTTCATGAGAGAGTCATTGCCCTAGTGCACCAAAGAGATCACCAAGTGTACATAATGGGTGATTTTACAAACCCCCTACCTTCATTTGATTGTTATGACGGTCTCACAATTGGTGAGAGGAAGCTGGCAGAAATCAAGGCCAATTTTGCCCGCCAGTTGAGCTTGGAGAGTAAGAAGGAAACTGCACCCAAACTTGCACAAGTTGCAGGTGCTGGCATCGCAGAAAGCAAGCCAAGTGAGTCCGTTGGGGATTCATTTGTTTCAACCACCAGCATGAAGGACAATGGAGAGGAAAGTCCAATAACTATCACCGCAGAGCATATTGAAGATGATACAACTCCTGGTGATGTTATTTTTGACTTCGGTTCAGACATGGACTCAAACCCAGCCATAGATTTAGAGATGCAACAACCAGTATGTGTGGCAAGCAATGAATTTTTCAATGTTGGTGTGTTTGAGTTCGTGTGGGAAAAGAGCAAAAATGTGGCCGAACAAGTCATGTCATTGGCACTACCAGCTGCATTGTTTGCAAAGAAGAAAGAGACATCCATGGGGGCACAAATGCTCAAGTATTATGATGCTGCTCTCATCATGTACAAGGTCATACTGTATGTGTCCGGAGTTGGTGCCATATCAGGACAATTGGCTTTAGTCTGGGATGAGTGCAATGTTCTCAATAGAAAGAAAGAATTTATAAACATTGCCACTCTTTATGCCAGCAAGCATACCCTTGTTTCTGCATCCCAGCAACAGAGTGAGGAATTTTGTTTTACACCAACAGGGATAGGGAAGTATGTTCCACTTGATGAGGGTACTGGTGCCACGGACTTAGGAAGCATACGTGTGTTTGTAACACATCCCTTATCAAGTGCCACAGAGTTGTCAAATGTCCCATGCCATATCCATTTGCAGTGCAAGGTTCTCTCCACAAATATCCTGCAGCCTCCTCGGCTAATTGCACAATCGCAGTTTGGAATGAAGCCGGGCCAAACATATTTCCCGCGGTTCCCCACCAATCAAGTTTTGTTACATTATAATTGGGGAACCGCTGCAGCAATGGGCACTACTCTTGTGAGCATATTCTCGCCTTCGGGTATCTATGAGAGTGATGGTGTACTGCAACCATCCTTACTTGGTAATGTAGCGCGGAATTGCAAATGGTGGACTGGGACGTGTGTCTTTGAGATTTGTATTGAGAAAACGCTCTTCCACTCAGGAAGTTTGGCCATAGGACTCGGGACACTGAACACAAAAATGTCAAATGCACATGATATTTTTAACATGCCTCATGTAGTGTGCAATCTTGAGATGGGCCGCAAGTTTCGCTTCAAATGCACTGTCACGAACTGGAATGGGAAGAACTTGTTGTCCACTGGAAGGAAGAGCTCACTGCCGCGGCCGGGACATTTTTCCCATTTACGGCTTTTTGCTACGGTTATGAAGCCACTTGTGTCCACATCAGTTCACCTTGACTCAGTTGGTGTCACGGTGCAGCTTAAATGCCTTGAAAATTTGGTCCTAGGTGGTACGGTTTCTGTGAAGCCAATCTATGGACACTGGACAAAAGGAAAGAGTGCGGTGGACTTTCTTTTCTCTGAGATGGATATGACCCAGCGCAAGGAAATTGAAAAGCTCAGGAAGGATAACGTGGAACAATATGATGCCAAGGGTAAACAGCCAGTCAAGCAAAGCCAGGTGAATTTGTCCATTAGGGAGAAATTTTCATATGGTGCAGTCCAGTATTTCTGCATGGGCTGGAAGGATGAAGAAAGGTTGCTTGTAATACCATGTGCTCCCTGGTCAGTGCGCTTTGAAGCTCAGAGTGCTGTTAAGGAGGCAATAACCTGTCCTTTCATCGATTGGTGTACATCCTTTTGTTACTGGTCAGGCAGCCTCAATTATTCCATAGTTGTGCACCGAGTTCAGTCCAGCCCTAATGTCGGAGGCATTCTGAATGTAGCTCTTGACTCCTCTGGTTATCCATTTCCAGCAGGCCTGAGTAAGGGAAATTATGTAGTTTCAGCAGGAGGAGGATCCAAGTGGAACTTTTCCTATGGTGTTACAACAAACATATTTTCTTTTACGGTTCAAGATGATGAATTTTTCTGTAGGAGACACACTCGCATGAGAGAGTTCTCAAAAACTCAATCTAGAATAATGTCTCTTCAGGATAGGCTCGGTAACTTAATAATAAATCTTCCCCCCGTAGGGCTTGTGAGTTCAATAGAGATTCTCATCTCCCCGGGTCCTGACTTCAAACTGGAAGTGGCACAACCTCCTTCTGCCAACCACGAGAAGTTTCTTGGGAACATGCAAACACACACTTATCAATATACCTCTGATTTCTCTGAGCTCAGAGATTTTGAAGTTTGAAAAGTACCATGCCACTGGATTGTCGTGGCCAAGCTTTATCTATCTGTACGTGTACTGTAGATAGTACGTAGATGTAAGTTTGATTAGAGGTTTGATTAACGGAGAGTACTGCTCTTAATTGAGTGGGAGTCCGGCCCCATCGTCTGGGTACCCACGAATCTACGTGGGTGAGAGGTTTGCACGCTCCTCTGTAAATAAGGTTCGTGTGCCCTGCTTGGATAGAAAGCACTTGTTTGGTGTTGTCAACGTTCCGACTTAGGACAGGAAAACACCCCTTAGACTTTATCGGTAAAGTCAGGATGTGGAGAAGGATGCTAGTTAATTTGGGTGAAGCATTTCAGGGTCGGACATAAGATGGCTGTCCGAAGATATGCTTTGAGCAAGTTAATGGGCATCTGGTTTCTACATCAACTCATTTGGAGTATAAACAATAAACTCACCTGGAGTATAAACAGGGTTCGTTGGTCACAGAACAAGGAGTGACTCGTTTGGAATCCGATAATTTCCCTTAGCTGCCGTACAGCTGCTGTCATTAGGGGTGACAGTGAAGAATCACCATCCCTCTTCCTCCCTAGGTTCGTCCAGAGGTTTCAGAGTGATGACTTTTTTGCCAAGAAGCAATGAATGGCACGTGTTGCGTCGACAAAGCACCGGTTGGTATGGTTAGCCAACAAAAACCATATTATATTAGATAGTTTTATCTTTGTGTTTTAGTAGTTTAAGTAACTTTTATTTACTGGGGGCGACAGAAGAGGTTTGTCCTTTTACTTTTCTTGCTATGTTGGACACAAAAAGATTTTCTTTCTTTTATTTTAAAAAAAAAAAAAAAA